GGAGACACCCGAAGGTAAAGGCGGAAAGAATCGAGGCTATAATATGGCTCATGCCGCTATGGAGGAGAATAAGAGGCAGCGTGATAGAGAGAGAGAGGAAGATCGCTGGGAGAAACGTCAGCGCGAACGTGAAGACGCCGAGGAAAGGCGGCGGGATAACGAAGAGCGCATATATGTTCGTCAGCAGATTAAAGAGCTTAGAGCTCAAAGAGAGTCCTTAGAGGACCATATGAGAGAATTACATACACATGGCAGTAAGGCCAAACACCAAGATGTGTTTAATAAAATGGCTGACGCTATGGAGGATATGAAAGGTAAGTTGATTCATTATTATGGACGGCTTGCCCAAATTAATAATAATGCTAGAGCCCGGGCTGCGGCCCGGCGAGGGAGGAACTATGGAACTGCATCGAAAGGCAATGGTCCGATGGGTGAAGGCTCACCGAATACCACTGTCTCAGTTACCGGTGTGGGAACAGCGTCTTTCTTGCGAGCCGCAAAGGCGATGGGACCAAATCCTGTTAACAAAACGGGTACTGGTGATCCTGGCACCGCGGCAGAGGCTCGTCTTCGGGGAATCGAAGAAGCTCTTGGGAAATTGGCGGGCGCAATTAGCGTCTTATCAAAGCCTAGAGAGAGTACTCCACCAGCGGGATTGGGACCCAGTGGGCCTAGTACGACTGGAGCCACTACGACTACTTCTCACTATCTGCCTAGAAAGTGTGAGGGTAGTTGGGATGGAACAGCGCCGGATGTACAGGATCAAACTGAGTACCAAGCTTTAGAAGCTATGGAAGCTCTAGCTCAACGAATGAATGCGGGTTTGAATACCCCTGCGCCGGAGAAGAAAAAGTATCCTGCGCGTAAATGCGACCATTGCTCCGGTCGCCATCCGTTTAAACCTTGTCAGAGGTGCGGAAAGGAGCATTGTTTCAAGGATGAGAGTAAGTGTACTTCTCCGCCATCGTGGAAGAAGCCTGCTCAGACATATGCACAAGCTGCCGCAACTGGCACTCCTGAGGCCACCACTGAACACGTACCAATCAACCCTGAGGATATTAGGGATTCTTTGATGGTAGCTGTGTCTGGTGAGAAGGTTGATGGGGAAAACATGCGCACTTCTGCGTGGAAAGTTATTTCCAACATTAGTGGTGCGAATGAAACGTACTTGGCATGTGTAACGCACACTATACGGTCACCTGGATCAAAGTTGGAGTGGGGCGGTAAAACGTTCTCGCTTCCTGACGTAACGAAACCCGTCTGGTTGTTCCCCTTCGCGAGTCAAGACTTATGTCTTCTCCCGTGGAGTTACTGGAATGGGGCCTGTCCGCTTCCAAAGAAAGCGTTTCCACTGTCGCAGGTGGAGAACAGGTTCAATTGTATGTTTGCTGGGAGGGACCCATTGTCTAAAAACTTTGTGGTCGCCCCGGTGGGAATGTCTAAGATTGAGGGATATAGATTGAGATACAACGTGAGTACTGTTAATTGGTCTTGCGGTTGTGCAATTATTGAATTTAAGAAAAGTGGTTGGTTTATTGTAGGGATGCATACTGGTACCTACGGTAAAACGGTGAACGATTGCAATTATTGTGATATGTTCACCCCCAAGCCAAAAAACTAAATGAGATGGCCTCGCGGGGGCTTACTGATACCCCCGAGGCCCGACCTCCCCCGAAGGATTCGAGGGAGTTACCCTACGATCCCGGAGAGTTGCTCTGGGATTCGCCTGAGGTATTTGAGAATTATGAGAGATTGGAGCCTTTTAAGGTTCATGATGTTATCCGATGTACTAAGTACAAGACACCCTTGGCTAAGGAACGGGATAACTATTATAGATTTGAGGACTATTTGTTTTCTAAGGCGCCTGAGGATTTGAAAACTAAGCTCATTGATCGAGCTGGTGCGTTTTACAGGGTTGTTGGTACTGTCGATTCTATCGACAAGTCTATTCGTAAAACCGATTTTCCCAGAGCGACTAAATACAAAACTGATCCTCATTGGAGAACAGCGAAGGCGTACACATGGGACATGTTCTTTGACGTGTTGCAGCGTAACTGGCACATGGCCACGATGGATGAAATCTGGACGGTGTTGGATTTGGACACGGCTTGTGGTGTGCCATTCGCCCTGTTAGGGTTTAGGAAAAAGAAAGATTTTATGTCTAGTGAGTATTGTATTCACTTTTTGTTTGATGATCCTCGTAAGTATCGTCCCCCGGTTTGGAAAACAGCGGGTAAGATGGAATGGTATCCTCTACATAAGTTGCTTAGTGGAGATGTCCGTACTTTTATTATACCGCCTATGCACCTATTGTATTTTCAAAAAGTTTTGTATCACGCGCAGAATATTGCGTTGATGCTTTACAAATGGAGTGCGTATGGTTTTGATCCTTATCATGGAGGAACTGATAGACTTGCGAAGAGATTATGCATTAACAATCGTTTTGTTTACTATGATGTTAAGAGCTGGGATAGGCTTTTACCTATTATGCGGAATATATATAAGCTGCGTAATAAGGCGATACCTGAGAGATGGCATTGGTTATGTAAGTGGGTCACTGAGAACACGGTTAGTTCTTATCTTCTACTGCCTGATGGTAGGATAATTTATAAGGAGAATGGGAACAATTCTGGTTCCGGGAATACCACAACTGATAATATCATTGGCCACTCTTTTATAACAGCCACTTGGCTTTTACACCTCTTTGATGGTGATGAGAGTAGACTTGACGAGGCAGTCGTTACTTTGTTTGGTGATGACAATGTTTCTTCCATTCCCGAAACGGGATATACTAAGGAGTACACTGAGAAAATTTTGCATACGGTTTTTGAAGAGTTCGGTATGACTCTTGACCCTTGTATGGTCGTTGATGACCTAGAAGGAGTTGAGTTTCTTGGATTCCGATTTAAACGATATGCTTCTTGGTGGATACCAAAATATGATACAGCGCGGCTTTTAGCTGCGTTTTGTTATGATTATGAGAAAATGCCACTGCCAGCCATGTTGTCGAAGGCTTATACCTTAACAGTAATGGCGGCGGGGTGTGATGATGATACTTTTGAAATTATGGGCCGGATCTTTGAGTCCTATTTAAAGGAACTTGAAGATGAGCAGGACCCAACAATCCAAGCGTATGTCCATCTCGGTGCGCCGCGTTTCGTAGACTGTTTAGCTTTTTACCTAGGCTGGGAAGCTGGGTCTAAAGTTTCGGCATTGTTTGATTTTTCTTACTCTAGGGAGGTAATGGAAGGTACAAATAGAGAATATTTGGATCACAATGTCAGAAGCAAAAGCAATCAAAGCTGCGAAGCGCAGAGAGCGAAAGAAGATGAAGCGTAAGGAGAAACGAAAGGTGGCTGCGGCCGTGGCGAAATCCGCGGGCGTTAGTCGTCCTCCGCGACAACGGCGGAGAGCTGCTCGTCTCCCGACGGCTAGCCAGACGATGAATTCGGCTAGTTTAGGAGGAGGTGGGAAGTATTTTCGTAAAGGATATGGAAAGGATTTAGGTGGAATTCTTGGTGAGGGGGTTCAAGGGATAATGGATGCTATAGGTTTTGGGGATTACCGCGTTAAACGGAATTCTTTAATCTCGCACATCAGTACCGGAACGGACCCACCAACTGTCCGAAATAACTTTCGTGGTGAGGGTACTGTTATCCACCACAGAGAGTTTATTGGAAATTTAAGCTCGGGCACGTTCCTGGGGTCGACTGGTGCTACCGAGTATACGATACGATCTTTTCCGATTAATATCGGGAATTCGCAATTGTTTCCGTGGGGGTCTACAACTTCTGTTAACTTTCAGGAGTGGGAACCTAGCGGTATCTTGGTTGAGCTAAAGACTACTAGTTCCAATGCTACTCTCAACTTGGCGATGGGAGCGATGTTTTGTGCTGTTGATTACAATTCATTAGATCCTGCGCCGAGTTCAAAGAGGGAGCTTGAGAACATGGAGTATGCCATGAGTCAGAAGCCTAGTTCTTCTATTATAATGCCAGTTGAGTGTGCGCGTCAAAATACGCCGATGACTCATCTGTACATTTCACGTGATTTAGATTACCAGGGAGGGGATCAGCGCCTCTATAATCTTGGTGTTCTGTATGTGGGTAGTGAGGGTATTCCAGCTGAGGAGGCAGAAATTGCTGAAATATGGATTACTTATGATATTACCCTGTTTAAACC